GATGGCGAGGCTGCATGAAGTGCTGGGTGTGTTCCCGTCAGGCCAGAGGATTTGGCCATGTGGATCTGCGCTTCAAGGTGGGGCATCCCAAGCGATATCCCATCGACTGGATCTTCTGCTCAAGGCGCTGCCAAGACTGTTTTCACCGGCTGTATGCGGCCGGTGTTCGGTCCCTGGAGCACGAGGGTTCGTTGCAGACAGGGGTTGGTGTGATCGATCCGACTGAAGCAGAACTGGCCGCCATGCGGCAGTGCCTCAAACCTTTGGGCGAAGCCGCCAGCGAGATCGGAATGGATCGCCCGCTGTCGAGCTACACCCAGCAAGAAGCTCTGCAGCTGATCAATGCCGTGGTCACGACCTATGTCGAAGCCATGGTCCAAGAACACGAACGCAGCAAGTACCCAAGCGTTCGTATGCAACTGGATGCCCAGCCAATCAACTGAGCTGAGCGTCCATACAACCTTTACCAACCAACTGATGCAGACAGCGAAAGCCGTCTGCAGGGATGACTGTTTTCATGAAAAAAACCAAACCAATGATTTCTCCAAAGAGGCAGCCAGCACATAGGGTGGCTGATTTCGCGGAGGACTTTCTCGTCACGGCCGAGCAGGCTTCTGCAGCGCTGAATTTGCCGCTGTACTACTTCATCGACGCTCGCAAGCGCGCTGAGTTGGGAATCCCGTACTACTCAATCAATCGCATGGTGCGCTATCGGATCCGGGAACTTCACAAATGGCAAGTGAGGTACGCCGCCGAGCAGGTCAAGCAGCCAGATGCATCTGAAACGGGAGGTGCGCATGCTTGATTTCAACGATGTCCCCAGCGGCCAAGCGCGTAAGGCTGCTGAGGGCGGCACGGACACGGCGCGCGAGAAAGATGAAATCCGCTCAGCCCTCAACGAACAACTGGGCCTGTTGGTACTGGATATCTGGCCTTCGGGCAAACGTCGCCAGAACAAGTACCTGGTCGGCGATGTGATGGGTGGTCCCGGCGACAGCCTGGAGCTCCTGCTTTCGGGCCCCAAGACTGGCTTGTGGACCGACCGTGCCACTGGCGAAGGTGGCGACATCCTCGACCTCATCGCCCGCTACTACAGCCTTGATGTGCAGGCCCAATTTCCGCAAGTTCTCGAGCGAGCCAAGGGCTGGCTTGGCCGAGTCTCAGCCATGCCCGCAAGCAGCGTGGCAGCCAGTAAAGCCAAAGCACCTGCCGTGGATGAGCTCGGCCCTGCAACGGCCAAGTGGGATTACCAGGACGCCAGCGGAAAACTCATCGCTGTGGTTTACCGCTACGACCCTGAGCCCGGGCGCAAGGAGTTTAGGCCCTGGGATGTGCGCCGCCGCAAGATGGCTCCTCCCGAGCCGCGTCCTCTGTACAACCAGCCGGGCATGCTCAAGGCTGAGCAGGTCGTGATGGTGGAGGGCGAGAAGTGCGCCCAGGCATTGATTGATCTGGGTGTGTGCGCCACCACGGCCATGCATGGAGCCAACGCTCCCGTCGAAAAAACCGACTGGTCTCCCTTGTCTGGCAAGCACGTACTGATCTGGCCGGATCGGGATAAGCCCGGCTGGCAATACGCTGACCATGCTTCGCAGGCCATCATGCAGGCGGGGGCCAAGTCGTGCGTGATCTTGCAGCCTCCAGCAGAGAAGCCCGAGGGCTGGGATGTGGCCGATGCCGTACAGGATGGCTTTGACATTACGGGGTTTCTGGCCGTTGGCGAGAGGGTTCCTGTGGTGCATCAGATCGATGTGCATGCGCCCATGCAGCTGGTCGATGGCATCGACTACACGAACGAGGATGGTCTGGCCATGGCCTTCTCTCACCAATTCGCCGAGGACTGGCGGTACTGCGCGCCGTGGAGCAAGTGGCTCGTGTGGAATGGCGTGCGCTGGAACATCGACAAAGCCTTGTATGTGATGCACCTGTGTCGCCTGATCTGCAGGGCGGCTTCGGTGCAAGCGGATGGCACCAAGCTCAAAGGTCGCTTGGCCAGCTCTGGAACGATCTCTGCAATCGAGCGCATTGTTCGTTCGGAGCCCCGTCACAGCGCCACTGTCGAAGAGTGGGATTCCAGCGTCTGGCTCCTGAACACGCCCGGTGGCATCGTGGACTTGCGCACTGGTGCACGTGGCCCCCACGATCGGGATCGCCGCATGACCAAGGTCACTACGGCCACGCCGCAAGGCGATTGCCCGGTCTGGCGCAATTTTCTGGTGAACGTCACAGGGGGTGATGAAGAGCTTCAGGACTACCTGCAACGCGTGGTGGGTTACTGCCTGACGGGCGACATCAGCACTCACGCGCTCTTCTTTCTGTACGGCACTGGAGCCAATGGCAAGTCGGTCTTCGTGAACGTGATCTCCACGGTGCTGGGCGACTATGCCGCCAACGCACCCATGGACACCTTCATGGAATCGCGCTCGGACCGGCACCCCACCGATCTGGCAGGACTGCGTGGTGCCCGCTTTGTCTCGGCAACCGAGACGGAGCAGGGAAGGCGCTGGAACGAATCCAAGATCAAGGCGATCACTGGGGGTGACGACATCACGGCGCGCCTGATGCACCAGGATTTCTTCACCTACAGGCCGCAGTTCAAGTTGCTCATCGCGGGCAATCACAAGCCTGCGATCCGCAACATTGATGAGGCCATGCGCCGCCGCATGCACCTGATCCCTTTCACGATCACGGTCCCTCCAGAAAAGCGTGATCCGCTCCTGACCGAGAAGCTGCTTGCCGAGCGCGACGGAATCATGGCCTGGGCGGTGCAGGGCTGCCTGCTTTGGCAAAGCCAGGGCCTGGTCCAACCCAAGTCCGTGGTGAGTGCGACAGAGGAGTATTTCGAGGCCGAGGACGCCATGGGGCGGTGGATGAGTGAGCGCTGCAACTTGGGCATCAACCACAAGGCATTGACGGCCACGCTCTTCAACGACTGGAAGCAGTGGGCTGAACTCAGTGGTGAGTACATAGGCACGCAGCGTCGATTCTCAGACGCCTTGTTGGCCAGACGCTTTGATAAATGGCGCAACTCCATGGGGGTGCGTGGCTATCAGGGGATCGACCTCAAACAGCCCACTTCCTTGCCTGCCCGGTCTTATCCGTACAACGATGATTGAGAGGAAATTTCAATGAAAAAGGTTTCAGATATCGGCTGTTTGACACAACTGACGAGTCATTACATTGGTTCTTTACGCGGGCGCGTAGACGCGCATAAAGAGAAGGAGTGTTTTGTATCGTCAAAAGCGTCAGACTCATTGTCAAAACCGGACAAGTCCGTTTTTGACTTCCCAGCGGCGCATCGGAATATTTCGTTTGGAGGGCAGGTATGAAAATCCCTCCAGCACGATACCCATCGCCCCTTGGGCGCATGCAACCCACACCTGTGGATGTCGAAGCCACCAAGCGCCAGGGGTGGCGCGAGCAACACATCCTGGTCATCTCGGAAGAGGACGAGCGCCTGGACTTCTTGGAGCGCCAAATCATTCGCAGCATTGGCGAGCGGCTCTACGGCCAGGGCCATGGTCAGCCAAAGGGAGGTGGCCATGGTTGAAGTCTGGACAGTCGAAGCGGTGGCCGAGCGCTTTGTCGATGCGGCCAGAACGGCGAGGCGCTTGCCACGCGTGGCAGTGCAGGGCTACGCCAGCACCTGGCCCATCGTGATCTTGCCAAGCGATGCCTACCCGGATCCGCACAGGGTGTACCGCATGGCGCCTCCATCCCCTCAGGACGTGGAGCGGATGCTCGAAGTCATGCGCTGGGTGCAGTTGCTTGAACTCGACGAGCGCCACCTGGTGTGGATGCGGGCCAAGCGATTTGACTGGGTGGAGATCAGCAAGCGCTTTGCTTGTGACCGCACCACAGCATGGAGACGCTGGAAGCGGGACATGCAAGTGGTGGCCGATCTCCTCAACCGGCAGGCCTCGCAACCGAAACAGTGAGTATTCGAACCAGAGAGGAAATTAGCGTGTTTTGGCGTGCATGCGCGGCGCAATTCAAACCGAAAAGGGAATGCGCGGTTTTTGGGGCCAAAACACGCTGCAACATTTGGGCGAATTGCAGCTACATTTTCATCTACGGTCGACAAAGGTGCGTGAGCAGCAATTGCTTCGCATCAGGCCTGTCGAATGATTTCGATTTCTCCTGCGGCCTCGTACTCCGCCAACTTTTCAAGCGGCAGGTACACAGTTGGTTTTTCTTCGCGAAGAACCTCGAGCCGACCCTCAACCTCCGACCCCACTCGGTATACCCCAGCAGTTAACGGCACAAAGCCGGTTTCTGCACTGGTCGTTTCATTTGAACTTTTGCGGGCCAAAACCCCGCGAACTACTTTGATTTGCACTGCAAGACATTCTCGTTTTGCGGGCCATTTTATCGGTCACCCCCATGAATCATCCTGAGATCCGAATGGTCCCAGTGGACGTGCTCGTCCCGTATGCACGCAATGCCCGCACCCACAGCGATGCCCAGGTTGCCCAGATTGCGGCCTCCATTACCGAGTTTGGCTGGACCAACCCGATCCTCACGGACGGTGCCAAGGGTCTGATCGCGGGGCACGGTCGCTTGATGGCAGCGCGCAAGCTGGGCCTCAAGGTGGTCCCGGTCATTGAGCTCGGGCATCTGACACCCGAGCAGAAGAAGGCCTACATCCTGGCCGACAATCGGTTGGCCGAGAACGCGGGCTGGGACGAAGAACTTCTGAAACTTGAATTGGCTGAACTCAAAGCGGCTGACTTTGATCTTGACCTGATGGGTTTCACCGACAAGGAGCTCGAAGAGCTTCTGAATGGGGACGAATCAGGCGGTGGTTTGACTGAAGATGATGCAATCCCAGAAGCACCAGTAGACCCGGTATCCAGACCTGGCGATTTGTGGATTCTTGGCAACCACCGCCTCCTTTGTGGTGACTCCACCATTCTCTCGGATGTGGAGCGCCTCATGGGCGGTCAACTGGCCGACATGGCCTTCACCGACCCGCCCTACAACGTGGACTATGGCAACAGCGCCAAAGACAAGATGCGTGGCAAAGACCGGCGCATCATGAACGACGATCTGGGTGAGGGGTTCTTCCAATTTCTTTACGACGCCTGTTTGAACCTGCTCGTGGTCACCAAGGGTGCCTGCTACGTGTGCATGAGCTCATCTGAGCTGCATACACTGCAAAAGGCTTGGCTCAAGGCAGGCGGTAAGTGGTCCACGTTCATCATCTGGTCCAAGAACACTTTCACGCTCGGTCGCGCGGATTACCAGCGCCAGTACGAGCCCATCCTGTATGGGTGGAAGCAGGGCTCTGATCACTTCTGGTGCGGGGACCGTGACCAGTCGGACATCTGGAACTACAACAAGCCCCGGGTCAATGACTTGCACCCGACCATGAAACCGGTCGAGTTGGTCGAGCGAGCCATCAAGAATTCATCGAAGAGCCGAGACATTGTGCTGGACCTGTTTGGTGGCTCCGGCACCACGTTGATCGCCAGTGAAAAGACCGGACGTCAGGCTCGGCTCATTGAACTCGATCCCAAGTTCGTGGATGTGATCATCAAGCGCTGGGAGGACTACACCGGCCAGCAGGCGGTGCGCGAGGACGATGGCTTGAAGTTTTCTGAGGCAAGCGAAAAGGCTATTCCCGATCCAGCAGTCCAATGACGGTGGTCCAGTTCTGCTTGCGTCAAAATCATGGGAAAGTCCAAGCCATGGGCTTTCTCAAACCATGAACTCAGACCGGCATGTTCAATCTTCACTGCACAAAGAAGCTTCTCGACCGCATAAAGCCAGAGCTTGAAGCTCCCCGGACTGGTTCAACGCGCCTTGGCAACTGGTATGCCACTGCGCTGTTCTGGAAGCCGCAGATGGCGCTTGTGGTCAATGAGAGAACGCTTTTGCCTGTGTTGTTGCCATTGGCACCGGCTGCAACGCTTGCTGAGCGATTTCCGATTGCGCTGCGAGAAGTGCTGCAAGCACTGGACATGCCAGCCGAATTCATTGCTTCAGAAATCAGTGGCATGGGTGAGGTGGTCTATGCCAAGACCGCCAACCGCAGCGTTTTAGGCGTGATGAACGAGTTCGTGTATCTGGCAGAGGGCTACCGCGACCAAGATGGATCAGTCGATCCGGTTGGGTTGTCACTCAGGTTGGCAGGAACACCCTGTGGCCCGCTCTACAAAAGCGCGGTTTTTCCGGACAAGGCTGTGCGTGAGCTGGTTCATGGCGGAGCGATTCACTGACTGGCCTCTGCAGAAAATCGGTTCGGCTTCTGCTTAGTTTTCTGAGAAATTCGGGTACAGGTCGCCACTGCTGATGTCAGCCGTGTAGGTGAGTTTGTCAAATTCACCACTCTCATCGGCCAGGTACACGCCACCGACCGACTGAATGGCCACTCCGTATTTGCGGGTGAGGGTGGTCAGTTCGGCGATGAAGCGGTCGTAGTTGTTTTCGGTCTGCGTTGTGGTGTTGATGGCTGCCATTTGGATCTCCTTGTTGCGATGACTGTATGAACGCTCTACCTGCGTGAGAAGTAAAGCGATTCATCCAATCTTTCTGATCAGTTGCTTATTTGTGACTGATCAGCCCAGACGCGCGAGGTAGCGAACGCTGTCTCCTCCGGATGGATCGATGAACAAGTAGGGGCGACCAGGTGCGTGCACCATCACGCACAACCGGCCATCCCAGTAATCGCCTCCCTTGCCTTTGAGCCAGTCACGGGACTTTCCCAGGTTCAATTTGAAGCCATCAAATTCTTCGGGGTCCATCTCCCGGATCTCGGTCACGTAGACCGCCTCGACGCCGCAAGCGGCAATGTCAGAGATGTCTGTAGGCTTGCGGCCAAAGGGCAGCGGGATGCTGAGCTTTTGAACCTGCAATTCGCGGCCATCGAAGTTAATGGTTATGGGCTTGGATTCGATGGTGATAGTGATCGGGTTCATGAGGTCCTCAAGCGGTTGTGGTGGTGATGCGATAGATGCGATCTGTTCCGGGCTGCTTTTCTGAGGTGATATCCAGCCCCAGCTTCTTTTTGAGCGCGCCTGCCATCGCCCCGCGCACCGTGTGAACCTGCCAACCCGTGGCCTCGGTCATCTGCGGCAACGTGGCGCCTTCTGCGCGCCTGAGCAGCTCGATCAGCACGGCTTGCTTGGTGCCATCGCGTGTTGTGCGTGGTGGCTGCGTAGTGAAGCCGATCGCCTGCAACCCTGTGGCTGTGGCCACATACACCTCTGGCTCTACCGCGCTGGCCTCAATCAGCTGTGCGTTACGCATGGCCGTGAGCACCTTGATGCGTGCACCACCCTTGAGGGTATCGGGGAAGTTGGCCAGCTTCTTTTGTGGATGCTGTGCAGCCGCTTCGAGCATCGCGCGTTGGGTGTCCGTGAGTTTCATTGTTTGCCTTTCGATGTTGTTGATGTGTTTTTTGCTGCGGCGTTACCTGTTGCTTTACCTGCGGCGTAAGCAGCCTCCAGCGCGCTCTTGATGGACCAGACCGCGACGTCGTGGAAGTCCGAGCGATCGCTGTTTTGTGTCTCCAGCGTTTCGATGAACAAGTGCTCGTTGGCGATCTGCTCCAGCAGCTTGTTCAGGTCCTTGTTTTGTTTCATTGGCTTGGTTCCTTTCGTTCATCCAATGTGATGGATTGACGCTCTGAATCAAGGTGAAGCCAAGTCAATTTTTGAAGCTGTCGCTTATTCCTTGAAAGACGATTGAGATGCCGCGAAGTGCGCCCACTCCATGCCGATACCCAGGTTGCGCACAGGTGCTCAACGTGCCTGGGTACTGCGCCAATCACCAGTCAAAAGTGCACCGTGAGTACGGGCGTGCGCGGCGTGGGTTTGATACAGAGCTGGGCTTTTATCAATCGGCCAGGTGGCGCAACACCCGTGCAGCGGTGTTACGGGATAACCCGCTTTGCTGCAGATGCCAGGCCAAGGGGCTGTTGCAACCGGCCAAGGTCGTTGACCACATCGTTCCGGTCAAAGAAGGCGGTGAGCGCTTTGAGCGAGCGAACCTGCAGAGCCTGTGTGTGCCCTGTCACAACGCGAAGACCGCGTCAGAGACCGCGTCCTCGCGCCAGTGACCCCGTCCTGAGGGGGTAGGGGGGATGAATCTCTACAGACTGCCTTCGAAGATGCGTTGGCCTGCGCAAATTTTTGTGCGTGCAAATTGAACAAGGGGGGGTATCCCCCAAAGCCTGCAGAAAAGGCCGTGCATCAGATGAACATCAAACCAAGCGGGTGATTTATGGGTGGACGCAAGCCGCTACCGACTCAAGTCAAACAGATCAAAGGGACCTTGCAACCATGCCGGACCAACTACCACGAGCCTGTCCCAGAGGGCTTGCTGGTCGAGCCCCCGGACTACATGCCAGAGGGTGCCAAAGCCGCTTGGCGCTACGCACTTGAATGTGCTCCGCCCACGCTGATCCGCAAGCTCGACATGTCCGTGCTGGAGATCTGGGCTTGTGCAGCAGATCTCTACCGGCAGGCCCAGGCGGGCATCGGCAAAACCGGTCTCTTGGTAAAGGCGCCTCACAGCGGCGTGCCCATGCAGTCGCCTTACCTGGCCATTGCGAACAAGCAGGCCCAGATCATGACCAAAGCTGCGATCGAGATGGGGTTCACCCCGGCATCTCGCTCGCGCATCTCCATTCCAAATGAACGCCCGGGCGAGGAGCTCGATCTCTGGGAGGACATCGTTGGTTGACCCAAAGGGATACAGGATGAGCACATACGCCGCAAGCGCCAAACAATATGCTGAGCGCGTTGTCTCCCATGAGATCCTGACCTGCGAGTGGGTCCAGAAAGCCTGCAAACGACAGCTCGATGACCTGATTCGCTTCAAACGCAAGAGCAGTCTCTACCAGTTCAACCCGGAACTGCTGGACCGCTATGGCAGGCCCTACAGGCCAGCGGACAACCTGTGCGCCTTCATTGAGCGACTGCCCCACGTCAAAGGCCCACTGGCCAGCAAGATGATTGTTCTGGAGCCCTGGCAGGTGTTCATCCTGTCCACGGTCTTTGGGTGGGTCAAATCAGACGGCAAACGCCGCTTCAGGCGCTCTTACATCGAAGTGCCTCGGGGCAACGCCAAGTCCACCCTGTCCTCGGCAGTTGGCCTGTATATGCTGGCAGCCGACCGCGAAGGTGGGGCTGAGGTGTATTCGCTGGCCACCACAAGGGATCAGGCACGTATCGTCTTTGGCGATGCCCAGACCATGGCGCGCCTGAGCCCGGGTTTCAGGAACCGTTTTGCCGTGAACGTCGGGGCACACAACATGCACGTGCTCCAAACCGGCTCCAAGTTTGAGGCGCTCTCGGCAGAAGGCTCCACGCTTGATGGCTTGAACATCCACTTCGGCTGCATCGACGAGTTGCACGCCCACAAGACCCGAACGGTCTATGACGTGGTGGAGACCGGTACCGGCAAGCGGGACAACTCACTGCTGTGGGTGATCACCACGGCTGGCAGCAACCGATCGGGCATCTGCTACGAGGTCCGAAGCTTTGTCACCAAGCTGCTCAATCGGGTGTTCGAAGACGACTCCCAGTTCGGAATCATCTACGGGCTCGACGAAGGTGATGACTGGGCAGCCAAGGATTCGCTCATCAAAGCCAACCCCAACTGGGGCATCTCGGTGCGAGAGGAGATCTTGGTGCCCCTGCAGGCCAAGGCCATGCAGTTGCCCAGCGCGGTCAACAACTTCAAGACCAAGCACCTCAACGAGTGGGTGAGTGCGGACACGGCCTGGATGGACATGCGGTCCTGGGATGCCAGTGCCAACCCTGATCTCGAGCTCGATCAGTTCCTGGGCCAGCCCTGCTGGCTCGGTCTGGATCTGGCCAGCAAGACGGATATTGCGGCGCTCGTCATGGTGTTCGAGCACCCTGACACACCAGACGCATATGCGGTGTTTGGCAAGTACTACCTGCCAGAGGACACGGTCCAGGCGGCGGGCAACAGCCAGTACGAGGGCTGGGCCCATACAGGACGCCTGTCGGTGACGCCGGGCAACGTGATCGATTTCAGCTGGATCGAAGCCGATTTGTTGGACATCTCGTCGCGATTCTCAGTGCAAGCCGTGGCCTTTGACCCGTTCCAGGCCACGCAGCTGTCCACTCGGATGTTGTCCGAGGGGCTGCCCATGATTGAAGTGCGTCCCACGGTGCTGAACTTCAGCGAGCCGATGAAGACGCTTGAGGCCTTGGTCCTGCAAAAGAAGCTCGTTCATGACGGCGACCCGGTCCTTGCCTGGATGGCGAGCAACGTGGTCGCCCACACGGACGTTAAAGACAACATCTATCCAAGGAAGGAAAGACCAGAAAACAAGATAGACGGCATCGTGGCACTGATCATGGCCCTCTCACGGGCGATCAAACCGGGTGAATCGGTGGTGCTGGGATCCGACTATGAGTTGATGGTGCTCTGACGTCATGGGAATTTTTAACTTCTTTGACCGCTTCAGAGCCTCCACGAGTGATCGCTCACCCTGGGGGGACTTCTATTTCGAGCCGGTCTCGGCTCGAAGCATCTCTGGCATGCGTGTTTCGGCCGATTCGGCCATGCGCCTGGCGGCGGTCTACGCCTGCGTGCGCATCCTCTCGGAGACCATGGCGTCACTCCCTCTCGTGGTCTACCGGCCCCGCAAGGACGGTGGCAAGGACCGGGTGACAGAGCACTGGCTCTACCAGTTGCTGGGCAAACGGCCCAACCGATACCAGAACCCATTCGAGTGGCGCGAGATGTTGCAGGGGCATCTGGCCTTGAGGGGGAACGCCTTCTGTCAGATCCTGGCCAACAGCCGGGGAGAGATTACCGAGCTGATCCCGATTCACCCCGACCGGGTGCGGATGGAGCTGATGTCCTCTGGCGACTACCGCTACCGCATCCGGGATCAGGCAGGCTCCGAGATCGTCCTGCCGCGCGGGGAAATCTGGCATCTGAGGGGCCTGTCTTCGGATGGGCTGATTGGCCTGAGTCCCATTGAGCTCTCGCGAGAAAGCCTGGGTATGGCGCTGGCCGCGCAGGACTACGGGGCTCGGTTCTTCTCCAACGATGCCAAACCCACAGGCGGCTGGATCGAGTTCCCGGGCAACTTCAAGGACCCTGAAGCCAAGCGGGTGTTTCGCGAGTCCTATCAGGCAGCGCAGTCTGGTTCGAACCGGGGCAAGGTCCTGGTGCTTGAGAACGGTATGAAGTTTCACGAGGTGGGCGTCACGAACAAGGACGCCCAGTTCTTGGAGCTGCGCAAGTTCCAGATCACGGACATTGCCCGATTGTTCAGAGTGCCGCCACACATGATTGCGGACCTGGACCGGGCAACGTTTTCCAACATCGAGCAGCAAAGCCTGGAATTCGTCATGCACACCATGACGCCCTGGGCGGAGCGCTGGGAGGCTTCCATTGAAGCTGATCTGCTTCCCGATGGTGACGCTCTTGAGATCGAGTTTGACTTTGCCAATCTCATGCGAGGGG